CAATCAGATAGCCCTGCAACCGTATCTGGAAGAAATCCAAAAGGAGAGGGTAGATCATCTCAATAAATGAGATATCATTAAAAAGACCTCTATAATATATACTAGTATGATTATATCTAAAGCCCATTGGAATACAGAGGGCGAAAATATTCGCCTTTCAATGCCTTTTAGCAAGGTAGATAAAGAGAGACGTACAGTCTCAGGATTTGCCACACTCGACAATGTTGATAAACAAAATGATATAGTAACAACAGATGCTAGTTTGAAAGCATTTAAAAAGTTCCGTGGCAATATTAGAGAAATGCATCAACCATCTGCTGTTGGCAAAATGGTTTCATTTAAAGAAGATAAATATTATGATGATGATTCAGAAAAAATGTATAGCGGTGTTGTTGTTTCTGCTTATATTTCCAAAGGTGCACAAGATGCATGGGAAAAGGTTTTAGACGGTACATATACTGGTTTTTCAATTGGCGGAAGAATGAATAAGTGGGACGATGCTTATGATGAAAAAATGGATAAGCAAATTAGAATTATTAAAGATTATGATTTGGTAGAACTTTCATTGGTAGACAGTCCAGCAAATCAATTTGCAAATATTATTTCTGTAGAAAAAGTAGACGGTGTAGATATTGTTAAAGGTGCAGACACTGTAATTGAAAATGTTTTTTGGGATAAAGATTCTGGAATTGTAATGGTTTCTGAGAATGAATCAGAAGTTAGTCCAACCACAGGTAGCGTAATGCAAAATATAGGTTTCGTTGAAAAAACAGACAACGAAAAAACAACAATGATAAAGTTCTTAGTAGATAGTGCTAAAGGCATTAAAACTTCTAAGATTAACAAGGAGGCAAGTCCTATGGCAAAAACAACAAAAGTAGAAGTTGAAAAAACTGATGCAGTAGTTGAAAATGTTGAGGTCGCTCCACAGGCAGATGCCGTAGTTGAAACAACTGAAGTTGCTAAGGCAGAAGAGGCCCCAGCAGTTGAAGAAGTTGTAAAGGCTGAAGAAGCCACAACTCCTGAAGTTGCTAAGGCTGAAGAAGCACCAGCAGCAGCAGAAGTTGTTGAAACAACTGCAGAAGTATCTAAAACTGATGATGTAGTTGCAGAGTCAATTACAGAAATTAAAAATACTCTTACATCAGCCTTTAGCGATCTAGTAGCAACTGTTAAGTCTCTACAAGAGCAAGTTGCAACAGTAAGCAAGTCCCTTGATTCTGTAAAATCAGAAGTACAGAGTGCAAAGGACGAATTTAATGAGTTTGGTAAGCGTGTAGATGCTGTAGAGGCAGATACTGCTTTCCGAAAGTCTGGAGATCTCGGAGAGATTATTCAGGAAGAGCCAGCGATGGTTCAAAAATCCTTATGGGGCGGACGTTTCCTCAAAACAGCCGATCTATTTAGATAGAAAATCACTTAGGAGGTGACAATATGTCGGAAGAGATTAAGAAAAATCAACCAGGTTCTGTAGGTTCCGCTGACGGTTTATACCAAGGTCAGGGAGGCTTCGCATCTGGTGGAGTTGGTGGTGTAAGTAACCCAGGTGCAGATACACTTGGAAACATCCCAACAGCAAACTTTGGTGTTACAACTGGTCCTAATGCCGTAAATCCTTCGGGTGATGCTGCAAGTGGAATTTTACGTCCTGAGCAGGCACGTCGTTTCATTGATTACGTATGGGATGCTACCGTTCTTGCACAAGACGGACGTCGTGTAACAATGAGAGCAAACACCATGGAACTTGAAAAAGTTAACGTTGGTGAGCGTGTAATCCGTGCTGCTGCACAGGCAGATGGTTCATACACAAACACTGGTGCTACATTCAGCAAAGTAGAACTTACAACCAAGAAGATTCGTCTAGACTGGGAAGTAACTGCTGAAGCACTTGAAGACAATGTCGAGGGGGCTGCACTAGAAGATCACCTAGTTCGTTTGATGACAAATGCATTTGCAAATGACATCGAAGATCTAGCAATCAATGGTGATGGCACTACCTCTCCATTCCTTTCAATTATGGATGGTTTCGTAAAGAAAGCAACTGAAGGCGATGCACACGAAGCAGCAGTAACTGTTGCAGATAATGCATGGGCTCCAGAAGTTATGCAGGAAATCATTCTTGCAATGCCACGTAAGTATCGTGCCCTAAAGAACAATCTAAAGTTCTATGCAGGTACAGATGCTTTTGCTGGTATCGTAAAGAACAACGGTACTCTTGCTGATGCAGTTGCTGAAGCGTTTGCTGGTCGTATGCCAGGAAGCACTCAAAGCAATCGTCAGAACTACCTTGATGGACAAGGTCAGACATTCGGTGGAGCACGTACAACTCGTGTTCTAGGTATCGATGTACAAGAAGTTCCTTACTACCCAGAAGGTTATGTCGATTTGACATTCCCTGCTAACCGTGTGTGGGGCTTCCAACGAGATATTATCGTTAACCGTGCATACCAACCAAAGAAAGATACAATTGAATACACAGTATTCGTTCGCTTTGGTATCCAATGGGAAGAAGAAGACGCAATTGCGTATGCAGACGCTGCATCAGATTCATAATCTGACTTAGCGTATTCCTTTTAAGGGGAGTGGGGATTTGTTTCTCTACTCCCCTTAAGTAATCTGTTATAATTAGTTAGTTAGGAGGAAAGATGTCTGATTATAAAGAAAATATTGAAGAAATTCAAGTAGAAGAATTAATTGAGGCCCCAGTTGCTGAAGAAACAAAAACGCAAGAAGTGGCTTCTGAATTTGGAATTGAGTCATCTATTTCTGAAGTAGAAGAAACAAAAGATGATGAAATAATTAGTTCTCCAGAAAAAGAATTTTCTGTTCCAGCAGTTCCTGCAATGAATGTAGGACAGAGTGGAGCGATTTCATCTGGGGGAGCAAATAAAAAAGATAAGCCAAGTAAAAATAGTTCCGCAAAGGCAGATGACACAGTTGCTGTTCATAGTACAAAAAATTTACATGCATCTGGATTAAAGTCAATTTATAAAGGATTTAATATTTTGTCAACAGCCCATGCAGATAAATGGCTTGCAAAAAGACCTAATGAGATTCGACTGGCTACACCAGAGGAAGTCGCTAAGGCTTTTGGCAAATAAGGGGTAATTGTGATAGTTTTAAGAGTTCCACCGTATCCAATTCAAATTACATACGATGTGCCAAACGCATCTACTGAATATCATTTAGAAATACAAGATATGGTGGACCTTTCTACTACTACTTTAGATGTAACATCAGATTCAAATAAAAAAGTTATTTTATCTTTAACAGGAGATTATGTTAAATATGATAACTCATATTTAATAAATATATATACAGATGATGACGGAGATCTTGGTAATATTGTAGTTACTGATAGTCTAGATATTACAAGACCATATGTAAATCCATCAACCTATTCAGATATTGCTTCAGAGCAAGCAGAATATCAATATAATGAAAGAATTGCAAGAACTTTAATTGATGCTATAACAGATGGATTTTATAACAAAAAAGTAATATATGAGCGCACAGGTTTAGGTGGAGACTTTATGCCATTAATTCCTAGAGCAAATCAAATTTTAAAAGTTTATGAAAATAATGTGCTTGTATATGATATTGACGATCTAGAAAATTCAACTCAATTATTTGAAATAACAAAAGATGGAACTGCAATTATTTATCAGTATACAGATGAGATTAATAGATCAGAAGGCGCTCCATTAATATTTCCATCTTCAAATGGCGATATAGTAGATTATGGATTCTGGACAACAGATACGTTTCCAAATGGATATGACTATACATTTATTTTAGAAGCAGGGTATCCAGTAGTTCCACTAGACATTCAGGATGCAACAAGAATGTTAATAGATGATATTAAGTGTGGAAAATTAGATTATTATAAGAGATATGTAGGTCAATATAATACCGACCAGTTTAGAATACAATATGATAAAAAGGTTTTTGATGGAACTGGTAATTTAATAGTAGATAAGATTCTGGAGAAATATCAAGAACCGATGTTTAATGCTGGAGTCCTCTAATGGCTTCATGTTGCAACTCTACAGACTTTATGTATCCAATGTGTGCAGATGTTTACTATGCAATTATTAGTCAAGATCAATATGGCAAAATAAAAAAACAATGGTTTTTTGATAGAACGATTGCTTGCAACGCTGCTCCTGCTGGCGGTGCTGGAACAGAAGAAATTGATCCTAAAGTATTTTTACAATATGAGAATAAATTAATTGCAAGAACTAAAGAAGATTTAAGAATTTCTAGCAGAGAAGAACAATATGCAGCAACTAACATTTTAATAACAAATATTAGAGATGGAAATCAAAATCTAATATATAAAGAAACTGCTGGTACTAGAAAAGGAAAAGGAACTATTTATGAAGTTGCTACCTTTCAACCATTTTCTGGGCCATTTGGAAATGTAGAATCTTTTAAGGCTTTATGGAGAAGAACTGAAAATCAATCAGTTGGTGATTAATGATTGCTGTAAATATTAACACAACTTCAATGCAGAGAAAGTTAAATAATCTTGTAGAGTACTCTCTTGGATTCTTAGAGGGTGTTGAAAGTGGTAAAAAAATATTTTTTGATCAATTAGGCAAAGGCGTAATAGAAGCATTAGGCCAATACATAGATGTTATGGCAAGAGCAGACGAAAAAGCCTTACACCATGTATATGAATGGTCTCAAGTTGGCCAAAGAAGTGGAAGATTATTTAATTTTACAACTACTGTAACAGGTGCTGGTATTGCTCTTAATGCAACATTTAGTCAATCAAAAACTGTTAAAGATGGATCAAACACTCCATTTTACAATAAGGCTAAAATTATGGAAAGTGGAACTGCAGTAACTATAAAGCCAAGAGGAAATAATCCACTTGTTTTTGAATCTAATGGCGAAACTATTTTTACTAAACGTCCTATATTAAATCAATTTCCAGGAGGACAAGAAGTTACTGGATCATTTGAAAGAGTGTTTGATACTTTTATGAGATATTATTTTACTCAATCATTTTTAAGAGCAAGCGGACTGTCTGACTATTTAGAAACTCCAACTATATTTAAAAGAAATCTTGCTGCTGGAATTAGAGGCGGTAAAGGAGTAGGAAGAGCAACTGGTATGAAATGGATCATTAATGCAAAGGTTAGTGTAGAATAGTACTATGGCTAGCATACAAGAATTAGGGTTTCCAGCAAAGTGGTTATTAAGATATATTAATGCTGAATTAGCAAAATATGATGAAATGGGAATGATAGATTCAGATAATTTTATGGCAATGTTTCCAACAAATTCGCCAACTAGTACGGAAGAACTTTATAATAATTTAATACAAAATTTTAATGCGGGAGAGCCATTAATGATTATGTGGGATCGTCTTATGAGGTTTAGACCAAGTCCTTTATATGTTCATAAAAGAGAACAATTATTGCTTTTTTTACATACCTCAGATCATGATAAATTAATGGCTGCTAATATAATTATTTCACAAGCATTAGACAGAGAAGATGTTTCTGCACAAGAAGTTAACAAATGGATGGCTGATAATAAAACAACCTTAGAGCCAGTACTTGGAGAATTAAATATATTCTTTAGAAATATAAAGGTTTACCAGGCTGATGAGACTAGGGATGTAGTTGAACTAGCCAGTGCCAGAACTCTATTTGTCAATAAAATAATAGTCGAATATGACTATCACGTATACAAGCATGACCCAGAAGATGAAGGTTTGACGCCAGTTTATTCATAAAAAGGCTGTATACTTACTTTGAGGAAACAAAGACCCATCTATTAACCAAAAAAAGAGGTGAAGTAAATGGCATATACTAGAGGTTCATCTAGCGAAATTATCGTTGGTGCTGCTGCGTTATTCACAGCAGATTCAACTCTTGACGCAAACACAGTTCCTGCTTTTGTATCAGACGAGTCTTATAAAGAAACACTTTCTAATTCTCTAAATACAGAAGTTAGCGCTGCTGGCGTTGAGAATGTTGGATACACCAGTAACGGTATTGAAATCACTTTCCAACCTGATTTCGGTGAAGTGCAGGTAGACCAGATTCTTGACGTTGCTAAACTTTACAAGCAAGGAATGCAAGTAACTCTTGCTACTTCGTTTGCAGAGGCAACCCTAGAGAATTTGCTATTCGCAATCGCAGGAAACAGTGATGACCTATCAGGAAGCAAAGGAACATCTTCAGGACGTATACTAGATCTTAAGTCTGGTGACATCGGAGAATGTCCAGTAGAACGTGCTCTGATTGCTGTTGGTCCAGGAACTGGTGATTGTGTTGACTCATCATCTGTTGAACGTGTATACATTGCATACCGTGCACTTTCTATTGAAAATGTAACAGTATCAGCAAAGCGTGATACCGCAACAATGTTTGACGTCACATTCCGTCTTCTACCAGAAGACGCATCAGGATCATACGGAAAAATCGTTGACCGTACAATCCAAGAATCATAAAAACTTAATATAGATCAGAAAGGACTCACTAGAAATGGTGGGTCCTTTTTGGTACAATAGAGTGATGGCAAATGCAATTTATGAAATAAAAAATATTACTACATTAGATGGTATTGAGATAGAAATATCTTCATTAAAAATAAAATATTTAAGACAATGTATGTCTGCTTTTGAAGCAATAAAAACATCTACTAGTGATTTTCAATCAATAGATATTTTAGTTGAATGTGCAAGAATATCTTTAAAACAATTTTATCCTTCATTATCTTTAAGCAAAGAACTAGTTGAAGAAAATTTTGATTTGCCAACTATATATGAAATTTTAAGAGTAGGTGCGGGTATTGATGTTAATGCAAAATCTGAAACTGCAGTCAAAGATCAAGCCCTTGAAAGTGGAACAACCTGGAAAGACTTAGATTTGGTCAAACTAGAGTCTGAAGCATTTTTGTTAGGTATTTGGAAAGATTATAATGAATTAGAAGAGTCAATATCTATGCCAGAATTATCTGCTATTTTAGTTTCTAAAAGAGAAAGCGACTATGAAGAGAAGAAATTCTTGGCTGCAATTCAAGGAGTGGATTTAGATAAGGCTAATAATAAGCAAGAGGATGATCCATGGACCAAATTAAAAAATAGAGTATTTAATCAAGGAAGAAAAGATAATGATATTTTAACCTTTAAAGGAGATAAGGCAAGACGTGCAGGGTTTGGTATTGGCATGGGTTTAGACTACGAAGATTTGACAAAAAATAACACCTCAGCGTGATATAATAATATAACCTATCTAAAGGAGTAATATGTCGACAGATAAAAATGTAGGTACTGAAGTAACATTGATGGATGGCACTAAAATTAATGTGCGTCCATTAAAAGTTTCACTTCTTAGACCTTTCATGAAACAATTTGAAAGTGTCGCTAACGTAGCAGACGATAATGAAAAATCAATTGATATTCTTATTGAATGTGTCAAGATTGCTATGCAACAGTACAATCCTGAGTTAGCAAAAAGTCCAGAAAATCTAGAAGAGATTCTGGACCTTCCAACGGTATATAAGATTGTCGAGGGTGCATCTGGTATTAAGTTAACAGCAGCATCAGAATTGATGAATTCCGTTATTGCAAATAATTAAATAAAAAGCGGGGGTGCTGTAGATGGCTGATGTCAATGCTAATATTAGTGTTAATATTGACACCTCTACAGCCCTCGCTGAATTAAAGTCATTACAAAGACAATTAGCATTATTTCATTCTTCAGTTGCTAAAAGTAGTGCTGCTGCTAGTTTAGCGCAGGGACAACTACAAAGAGAACTACTTAATACAGTCAATGCCACTGGCAAATTTGCTGCCACGATGGTTAACATTAGAACCAGTACAGAATCATTTACTCATGCGCTTGAAACTAATAAACTTGGAATGCGTGAGTATTTTAGATATGCTGGTGGTGCAACAAGAACATTTGGAAAATTATTTAAATCAGAATTTGACACAATTGGAAAAGTTTCTGAAGAACGTGTCAAGAAAATGCAAACCCAATACATTAAAATGGGTCGTGATGCAAATGGTGTTGTTAAAGCAATGGCAATCAAGCCACTTGTTTTGGACATGTCTGATTATGGAACTCAAACACAATTAGCAGCACAAAGACAGGCATTGTTTAATCAGTTAGTTAGACAAGGATCTACAAATCTATTAAACTTTGGTAAGAATACACAGTGGGCTGGCCGTCAGTTAATGGTTGGTTTTACTATTCCGTTAATGGCAGTTGCTACACAATCTGCAAGAACATTTATGGAAATGGAAGCAGCAGCACTTAAATTTAGAAAAGTATATGGAGATTTATTTACACCACAAGCAGAAACACAACAAGCATTAGCCAATATTAGAGAACTTGGTGCACAATTTACACAGTATGGAATAGCCGTATCAGATACAGTTGCATTGGCTGCAGAGGCAGCAGCAGCAGGTTTTCAGGGGGTTGATTTACAGCGTCAAACAACTGAAGCAACACGTTTATCAGTATTAGGACAGATTGAATCTCAGCAAGCACTTGAAACAACTATTTCATTGCAAAATGCATTTAGAATGTCTTCTGAAGATTTAGCAAGTTCTATTGATTTTTTAAACGCAGTTGAAAACCAAACTGTTACCTCTCTTGATGACATCACAACCGCAATACCTAAAGTTGCTCCAGTTATTCAGCAATTGGGTGGAGATGTAAAAGACTTAGCATTTTTATTAACAGCAATGAAAGAAGGTGGAGTAAACGCATCAGAAGGTGCAAATGCACTTAAATCTGGTTTAGCAGCATTAATTAATCCAACGTCAAGAGCAAGCGACATGCTTGCAGGCATGGGCATCAATATTACTAAGATTATAGAATCTAATCAAGGTAACTTACGTGCCACAGTAGTTGAATTTGCACAAGCATTAGATAGGCTTGATCCATTAACTAGAGCAAGAGCAATTGAACAATTATTCGGTAAGTTCCAGTTTGCACGTCTATCTACATTATTTGATAATGTTATTAGACAAGGAAATCAAGCATCAAGAGTTTTAGACTTGGCTGGTTCTTCTGTAGAAGATCTTGCTGCTTTATCTGCACAAGAATTAGGAATGACTGCAGATTCAGCAATGAATAAGTTTAGAAAAAGCGTAGAAGATCTTAAACTTGCATTGCAGCCAGTAGGAGAAGTATTCTTACAGGTAGTGACTCCAATTATTGAATTTTTTGGAAATATACTAGAAAAATTTTCTGGACTATCAGATAGAGCAAAAAGATTTATCACATTAATGGTTGTTGGTATTGGTGGGCTTGGTCCAGTTTTATTAATGACTTTTGGTTTATTGGCAAACGGATTAGCCAATATCATTAAATTATTTTTAAACCTAAGGAATGGTTACTTAAGATTATCTGGACAATCTCAAATACTTGGAGAACAAACTAATTATTTAACTGCTGAACAATTAGAGGCTGCCACTGTCGCAGCATCTTTAAATCAAAGTCATTCAAACTTAACACAAACATTTACTCTTGAAGCAAGTGCAGTTAATGCTTTACGTAATGCATATCTTGATGCTAATTTAGCAGCAAAAGAATTTGCAACAAGAAATCCTGGAATGATGTTGCCAAAACGGGCAAAAGGTTATGCGTCTGGTATTGTTTCTGTTCCTGGTCCAAAGGGTGCTGGAGACGTTGTTCCAGCAATGCTTTCTCCAGGTGAAGCCGTTATTCCAGCAGATATGGCAAAGAAGTATGCACCATTAATTCAGGGAATGGTTGCTAATAATATTCCTGGATTTGTTGATGGATTATTTCCAACATATACAAATGCAGTGACATTATTACAATCTGCTACAAACCAAGCATTAAAAGGTAGAACTGGAGTTAGTTCTGAATCTCTTGCAGCAGAATTTAGTAAAGGTGGGGCAGGTATTCAAGCACCAATAGTTAGAGCAGTAGCACAGGCTATGGGCGCCACTAATGTTAAGCAAGTTGTTAAATTAATTGAGTCAGAGCCAGGATTAAAACAATTTGGAAATTCTATTTCACAAGGCGTGGCATTAGAACTTAGTAAATTAGGAAAACAAAATATTACTGATCCTAAACTTACAAAAATATATCAACAAGTAGCAAGACAACAAGCACAAAATTTTGGACAACTTTATACTCAAGCAACAGAGCAATTTTTAACAGAAATTACAACATTTGAAGATACAACTAGAACTAGAATTAATAAAGAAGGACGGATACGTTCAATTGGCCGTGCAGGAATTTTTACTGGAAAGCGTTCTTATAGAAGTATGGGTTATGGCTCAGTAGCAGGAGCATTAGGTTTGTCAAGTACTAGGGGATTGGTTAAAGCACACGTAGCAGATCGAACAATGATGAGTTTGCAAGCATTAGAAACACAGGGACAACTTACTCCAGCAGCAAGACAAGCAATTATTAGACAAACACAAGGAACTACAGAATTAGTTGCACAAACAGCACAAACACAATCTCCATCTAGAATAACAAGAAAAATTGGTCAGGATATTTCTAGTGGATTGGCTTTAGGAATGAAAGATGGGCAAACTAAAGTTAATCAAGAGGCCAAACAGTTAGGAAGACTTGCAACAGATTCAAGAAATATGCTGTATGGCGGTAAAACTGGAACAATAGATCCAATAGAAAAATCTATACGTAGACAAAAAGAAAAAACTATGGGGGATATTGTTAGAGAAAGAGTAATAAATAAAAATCTTCTTAATGATCAAATACAGCAAGAAAAACAAGCAAGGCTTGCTACTATGAGAATGGCTAAGTTTAATACTGCATTAATGTCTGGTATGTTTGCGTTAACATCACTTGGTGGGGTTGCATCAATGGCTGGTGGCAATATTGGTAGACTGGGTGAAATTATGTTCCAAATAAGTGGACCATTATTTGCATTATCTTCATTATTACAAGTATTTACTGGAACTCAAATGTTGAAATTATTAAAAGAATTTCCTTTAAGATTTGGTGCAGCAGCAATAGCAATTGGTGGTTTAATAGCAGCGATTAAAATTATTAATTCTAGAAGAGAAAAAGAAAGACTTGCAATAGAAGGTTTAGCAGATGCTGCTACATTGACTACAGAAAAAGTAAAAACTCTTGGGGATTATTTTAATATAACCCCAAATAAACTTCCATCTGAAATGGCTGGAATTAGTGCATTTACAACACCAATTAATGAAAGAACTAGGATAGAAGGATTAAAAACAAACGAGGGATTTCAAAAACAATTTGCTCCAAATATTAAAAATTTAAGAAGTGCAACCGACGAACAGGCTAGATTAATTTTAGAATCTATGGCCATAGTATTGCGAGGACAAGGATTTGCAAAAGATCAAGTTAATATTATTTTAAAGGCTATTGCTGAAGAGGCTGGAAAGAGTACAGTTAAGTTAGACTTTAAAAAATTAGATATTTCTACTCAAGATGGTCAACAACAGATTGTTACAACTGCTAATGAAATTGTAGATAATTTTAATAAAGCCTTTGCTGCTGGAATACAGAAAAAATTTGCAAGAAGTCTGTCATCTCAAAAAGTCATTTCTTGGATTGAATTAACTAAAGAACAAAAGCAACAAATAAAAACTGCTGGAAAAGAATTAGGCAATATTTTATCTGGATTGGCAGGTCAATTTAAATTAGGAATTATTAATGCAAGTACATATAATGAAATGACAAAATCTCTTTTATCTACAATTTCAGATACTGAGCAAGGATTTTTATTATTAAGATCAACATTATCATCAATAAATCCTGAATTTGCAAAAGCAACTGCACAGGTTAAAGATTTTAAGAGTCAGGCATTGTTGCTTAGATCGGCAATTTTTGGTTTACAGGTTGCTCCTGAAATATTAAGCGATTTAATTAATGGTGATGTTATTCAGCAAGGCAGGGCTCGTTATCAACTTGAGCAATTAGCAACCGCTGCTGAAAAGGCTCAACAAGTTATAAATGATAAAACTGGCAATACTGGCGGAACAGGGAAAGGCCTTTTAGATATATTAAAAGAAAGAATTTTAGCCACACAAGAACAAACAAAAGCATTCATTGCTATGCGTAAGGCTGGTATTGATGCAGTAACGGCTCAAGAATTGGCTGCTGATCCAGAATTAAGAACTAAATTAATAGCAGCAGCAAAAGCAGGTAAAAAGGCTTGGATGGATGCCACAGCAGCAATTAAATCTTATGCAGCAGAACAGAAAAAATTAAACCAAATGTTGGTTGCTGGACAAGATCAAGGAGATTATGAAAAATCTCGTTTAGAGATGGCTCAAAAATATATTGATTTACAAGAACATATTATTGATATGCAGAATCAGCCACAATTACAAAAATATGATGCAGAAATTACTTCAATTAACAATCAATTAGATGATATAAAAATTAAAGAAGATCAAATTAATGAAAATTATAATAAACAAACTAATGCTCTTAATAAAATAAAAAACATTAATGAAAATATTAATAATTTACAAAAACAAAGATTATCAATTGCTGATGCCTTAACAAGAGGAGACATTTCTGCAGCAGCACAAGCAATTCAGGATGCTAGGGCACAGCAATCATCTATGTCAATGGAAGTATCACAACAAGCATTAGAATTAGGTAGAGATAATGCAATCGCAGCACTTGGCAAAAAAGAATTGGAAACACAGTTAACGTTATTACAAAAACAAAAGAAAGCATTAGAAGATAATATTCAATTAGAAAAAGACAGAATTAAGTATCTTGGCATGACTAAAAATCAAATTGATAATGCGGTTAAAGCCCTTGATCTTGCTAAAAGTGCAGAAATTGATATTAATGATCCTAATTTCTTAAATAATATATTAATAGGCGCAAAAGGTGATGCTGGTGCATTAGAAGAGGCTCTTAAAAAAGTGGCACAACAAGCAAAAGAAGCATTTACATTGTTGACTTTATTAAGATCTAAGCAAATTGAGCAGCCAACTTATACTGGATCTGGAGCAGGATATTATATTGGTGGAGGCATGGGTGGTTACGATGCTGCTGGTAGATATGTAGGAACTCCATTTGGTCAAGCAATGTATGGTGGATTTATTAAGAGAATGGCTCCAGGTGGAATTGTTAATGGTACTGGAATGACAGATAAGGTTCCTACTTTATTAACACCAGGCGAATTTGTGATTAATAAAAATGCTGCACAAAGGTTTGCACCATTATTAAATCAAATCAATGAATCAAAATATCCAGATAGTTTATCTTTTGGCGGTACGCCAGTAGTTACTGCAGCAACAAACACTTCTGTAAATAATTCTAACACAGTGTATAATTATAGTTTGAGTGTTACCGCTAATACCGATGGAGCAAGTCCAGATGATATTGCAAGAACGGTTATCTCTCATATTAGAAATTTGGATGCTCAAAGATTAAGGAGTAATAGATAATGGTTGACCAACAATATTTTGCTGGAAGAAAAAGATATGCAAGGCCACAGGCCATGCTATGGTCAAATAATCTTGGAACTTTAGTTAATGAATCTTATATTCCAGATGGTTATGAAATTGGTGGAGAATATCCAGTAGGCACAGATTCTTCTTTAATAGATCAGTTTTTAGTACTTTCTGATCATAATAGAAGTGAGTTGCAATTTTCTTCAGAAAGAATTGAATCAAGACGCAGGATGATCAATGGATCAATGAGATCATATCATATTGCAGACAAACTTTCTTTATCAACATCTTGGAGCATGTTACCTTCTAGATCATATAAACAAAATCCAAATTTTGATGATACATTTGGTATTTCTGAAGATTATTGGCGAACACAAGATGAATATACTGTCGATGGTGGTGCTGGTGGAGTAGATATATTAGATTGGTATGAAAATCATAAAGGACCATTTTGGGTATTTTTATCTTATGATAAATATACTGTTTATGGAAGAGAAGAACAAGACTATCAAAAACTAGGACAATATACACAAGTAATAAAAATGTATTTTAAAGATTTTAGTTATAATATAGTCAAGCGTGGTCAAAATAATTTTGATTTGTGGAATATAAATCTTACATTAGAAGAGGCATAATGTTTTCTAATATTGATTTAATTGAACACTTAAAGTCATCTGATTCAATATCATTAAATTCTGTTGTAATTTCAGAATGGAATTTAAATATACCTGGCAATATTAAAAAAATTGGTAACTACAGATATCGTCAAACAGAAAGTAATAGTATTTATAATACATTACCAAATACTTATGATCCGTCAGATTTAGGAGACTATTATACTGATGCAACAATTTCTTATGCTATTTCTCCAACCCAGGTAGATAACAATAATAATTTACAAAATTTTTATTCAGAACAACAAAAAATGTCAACATTGTTTTCTTTGGAGTCTTGTACTTATCCGTTTAGACCTAGATCTGGAATAAATAAAACAATGTATTTTCCAGTAAAAAGATCAAATATTTCTTCAAATTTTTCTGGAGTATATCTTCCAAACAATACACAATTTGGAAATTATCAACCAAGATATTACATGGCATCAAGAGATGATCAATTTAAATATTGGACTTCATATAGAAAAGAAGATAATGTTGAAAGGGGTATTGCTAACAAAATATTAAATAATAGATACATTATTGATGACGCATGTCCTTTTATTGTATATACAAAAGAAATACCAACAAATAGAATTGTTATTAAAATGCAAACCAATGTAGGATATGTTGATTCTGGTTCGTATCAAACTACAGGATCATCTTTTACCGATCCATTTTATGGATATCAAAATCAAACAACACCTAGTAGATTTAAGATACAAATATTAAAAGATGATAGTTGGGTAGATATTTTCAGAGTTAATGAAAATGATACCAGAAATGACGGATCTCCAATAATTAATGCAGACGGATATTTAGAAATATTTTATTATGATAATCAATGGTTTGTTGGTTCATCAACAGTAGATTATGATACGCCTTTTGTTACAGATCTTACTGATCCTATCACAGAGATAGATAGCAATACTGGGGTAGAATATTATAAAGAATTTCAATATATTAAAGGAATAAGAATGGTTGTTGAGTCAATGAATAAGTTTGACTCTACCTTTGATTTAATAGAAATTTCTCCTAGATTAACTGCTGATATTTCTAATAAAGTGTTAAATTTTAAAATTAGTAA